GTACAACTGGTATATATTATAATAGTATTTTACAAACTGGTGTAACAGGTGCAACAGGGCAAGTAACAATACTGGGCGACCTTATTCCAGGCGTTGATAACTTATATTCACTCGGCTATGTAAATCAGCAATGGGCGCACGCCTATTTTGGTTCTAATTCCGTTTATATAGGTGGTATACCAATTAAGGCGACATCGGCTGATACACTTACAATTACAGGAAATCTGCTTCCTACTGGAACAAATACATATACATGTGGTGCAACGGGTGCTCGTTGGAAGGACATTTACATGGGTCCTGGTTCGCTTAATATTGCAGGTCCATCTGGAACAACTGGCTCTGCAACCCTAGGCTCAGATAGCCAAGGTATTGTATATACCGAACAAGGTTTTGCAACACCCTTTGTAAATATTGGACCAGCCGCTCTTACTCCCACTGCAGTTGGTGGTTGGCAGATTGGACCAACTGGCGCCCAAGGTGCTAGCAATTACGACCTTGTAGTACAACAAATTGACCCTTCAGGAGCTGGTCTCACTGGTACATCCTATTCTCTTATAACACAGCGTGCACAAGGTGGTGGCGGGGGTTATGTATTTGTTGTAGATAAACTCTATGGAAATGATGCACGTGCAGCTATAGCACCATATCAAATTCCTTTCTTGACAATTAGTGCAGCTCTAACTTCAGCGGCGGCAGTTGCATCAGCTTCAAATCCAATTGTAGTTCGTGTAAATTCAGGGATTTATGAGGAAGCTATTACAATACCTTCCTATGTAACAGTTAGAGGTGTGTCTGTACCGGCAGTGTTTATTCAGAAATCATCTGTGACATCTACAACAACTGTAGTGACAATGGGCACAAATACACGTCTTGAGGATGTCACTATAAATGTTACAACAGCTACTGCAGGAATCACAGTTACAGGTGTATATTTCCCATCAGGGACACAACAGGCAGCGAAGGTTCACACATGCGTTATTTCAGTAACATCAGTAGCAAATGCAACATGTTATGGCGTTCTCTCCTCTGGCTCATCCTCTCTAACTGCTAGTTCTACCGATGCATTTAGGGATTGCACAATAAATGTGATGAGTTCTGGTTCATCACCAGCACGAGCTATCTATGTAAATGGATCAAACAGAATAGCATTCCGTGATACAAATATATACTGTGATGGTGCTGGTACGGATTGTACTGCAGCTGAAATTAATGATGCAAGCGGTGTAGGTGTTCTCCAGATAAAGACATCTTCTCTAAATGGTTCTACACGCGATATAGCACGCACAAATGGTGTTTTACAGCTTCAAGCAGTTGATCTCATTAATGGAACAACTGATGGGAATAGTTTTACAACAACAAGTGCATCTTCGATATTGAATTTTGGTGTTGTAGGAAATATTACAGATGGCACACAGAATTTGATGCCTGGAACAATGAATCACAATGATTTACCATCAACTGTATTTCCTATATCATTTGACCAAACAGTAATTCCTTATTATGGTGTATTTAAAAGTCGTATTCTTTTAACTAGCACAAATACTGCAGTATTTAATGTGTATAAAAATAGCACAGGTTCTACACCAATTATGACTGCAACTCTCAACTCTACAACACAGGTTGTTGTTGTAGATAATAAATCTGCAACAATTACACCTGCTGATACATTGATTGTTACTGTTGTAACAACAGGTGTTGGCAGCGGTAATCCACTCTTATGCACACTTGGTATATTGTAAATTAAACATCAATTTTAATACTATTAGGAAAGTATAAACCATCTATATATTGATTTGATTCATTAAACCATTTAGAAGGCAGAATCAAATATGGACGATTTGTATTCAAATATAAACCCCACCATGAAAAAGATGAATTTACTCCAATGCCTCCATATTTACATTGAGACATTAAGTATAAACTATCTTCTTCATTTTCATCTATAAATGTATGATTAATAGTATTTATCCAATCAAATTGTTTTGCATAATTTATATCATTTGTAAATATATAATAATGTGGTATATTATGTGATTGTAATTTGGTAATTGCTTTATTATAATAATTTTCTAGTGGCACTGCATATAATTTATTATTTTTATAGTCTCCTCCACGAATATGTATAAATGCACTTTCATTTAATAATGGGTATTTTTCAGTAATTGATTTATCAAAATGTAATAATGATATAAATTCATCTTTTATGTGATGAAATAATGTATAATCTTGAAAATATCCTTTCACAAGAATATCATCATTTGTGGATGTTAATTGTGTTGAATAATTAAATTTTTTATCATTCCATTCTTCATTAAGTGTATTTATTGGATTATTTTCTGTAAAATATTTATTAAAATTTTTAAATATACTATTAAAATATTTAGTATTATCTGCATGTATTGTAGCAGCTATTTTGTCTTTATTAATTTTAAATTCTTTATTATATGTATGTGCTAATCCATAACTAGATGCTAATTGAAATAAATTATTGCCAAGTCCACCCATAAATTGAGGCATTAATTCATTTATAAATGGTTCATTCTGTTTTTTATTATATATACATAATAAAAATACTATTATAGTTATAATAAATAATATTAAAATAATTTTCATACTATTTATTAACAATATTTAATGGGCTGTATACCTATTAACACTAGTATATAGATTTATATGTATATCCTTCGGACGTAGAACTAAGTCTTGCAAAGCAAGAGGCTTACATGTACAGGAAAGCCTTCAGGTTTTCCCATAGTGTACATCCTTCGGACGTAGAACTAAGTCTTGCAAAGCAAGACTTACATGTACAGGAAAGCCTTCAGGCTTTCCCATAGTGCTAAGCCTCTGCAAGAGGCTTACATGTACGTCCTTCGGACGTAGAACTAAGTCTTGCAAAGCAAGAGGCTTACATGTACATCCTTCGGACGTAGAACTAAGCCTCTGCAAGAGGCTTACATGTACATGCCAAATGGCACTTTATCCTGAGATTCCTTCTTTTTAAGGAAGAGATCTACATGCTCTTTCTTTACAACAAATGGCAGACTGAAATCTTTAATATAGAATGGTAGGCTCTTGTCATTGTACATTCGGAGCATATTAATTTTCTGTACAATGGATTCAATGCAACGCTTGAGTTCACGCACACCATTTTCCTCTTTTGCATATGTTTCAATTACATGCTGCATAATCTCCTTTGAAATGTTGACTTTTTCAGCAAGATTTACTTCCTTAAGAGCTACAGGTAGGAGATATTGGTCAGCAATTACAAGCTTATCTTTAGGATTATATCCTTCCAGTTTTACAACCAACATACGATCAAGTAGAATGCGGTCAATCTTATTGATATCATTTGCAGAGAAGACAAACATAACCTTACTGAGATCAACAGGGATTCCAGATAGGTATTTATCTTCAAACTCTGCATTTTGTACAGGGTCAGTTAGATGCACGAGGAGATTTTGTACCTCCTCACCTTTTGGCGTCTGCGAGATTTTATCCAACTCATCGAAAAGTAGCACCGTGCTCATTGACTTCGCTGCGCACAACGAATTGACAATCTTGCCTGAATGCGATGACTCATATACAAGTTGGTGACCTGTATAGGTAGTTGCATCAGAATCACCACCGAGCGAAATAAACTGGAACGGCCAATCAAGTGCTTTTGCAATACCGTTCTTAATTAGAGATGTCTTACCAATACCTGGTGGACCTACTAATAGCAGTGATAGACCGTTTGCAGTTGGATTTGCAATCTTACTTGCAATAAACTGCAGAATCTGTAGCTTACTTTCATTTTGTGCATATACAGCGTCGTCTAGATATTTCATTGCTTTTTCCATAAATTGACCACACTTGTCTGCGCCTTCATCAATGCGAACCGGCATTTCCTTGTAATTGCCAAATGGAACAGAGCAGAGCTTATCAAGCCAATTACGGAGTTTGAAATACTCTCCCGTGGATGGATCCATACTCTGCAATGACTGATATTTTGCAAGTACCATTGCTTGCGTGTCTTTGGGAAGTTTCATAGTTAGAATACGAAACATGAGAGACATGCTGCTATCTGTTGCAGTTGGGCGTTCTTCGAGAGCTTTTAGGAGTGTTTTGCGTTTCTCTACATCAAGAGCTTTGAATTGATCAATTTGAGAATCAATATCATTGTCTTCAATTGGTTTTGTAATTAGCTCCACAAATTTTTTGACTTCTGATGTTTCTTTTTTCATATTATGGCGCTTAGGAATCATTTTACTCATCTCATCATCATCTGCAGCACCGAGACTAATAATGAGTCGGCTGCGATTTGCGGTTGATTCTTCTTCCTCATCATAATCCTCATCTTCATCTTCATCATATTCTTCTTCATCTAAGAACTCGTTCTCATCATCATCCTCATCCTCCTCCTCTTCTTCAGATTCCGTTTCAGGAGCTCTGCGACGACTGCGTTCAGCAGAACGACGGCGACGAGAAGCAGTTGGTCTATGACGATTGCGTGATTTAGAAACTACAACATCCTCATCTGAGTCTTCCTCCTCTTCAGAGTCAGTTACAGGAGTAGGTGGTGCTAGTTTTTTTGAGCGACGCGCAACCGCTTCTGCAGCTGCAATTGCACCTGAAAATGCATTGCGGCGTTGTTGGGATGTAGTTGATACAATGGTGTTTTTCTTTTTAGGAGCTGGAGCTGGAGCTGGAGCTGGAGCAGCTTTTTTGGATCGCTTTGCAGGTGGAAGTTCCTCTGATTCAGACGTTTGTTCATCTTCCTCTTCAATATAATCACTGTCATTACTTTCATAATTGTAATCAATTAGTCCGCGAATATTTCCATGACTATCAATGCTATCATCATCATCACTCATTGCATTGTTCTTCTTTTTAGAAGGAGCTTTCTTAGATACAGGCTTCTTTTTCGTGGAAGCACTTGCATCCTCAGAACTACGGCGACCAGTTGATTTTGCTTGACGGACCATTTTATTGTACGCTCTACTAAATAAGGCTTGTGTGCCAAATCTTAAGCACACACATGTGCTTCAAGTTTTTGTATTCATTGCTGGCAGTTTATACGCATCTCAATAAAAATATATTAGTTAGCCGCACTAATATATTTTTATACCGTCAAATATTAATCATTGTATTATATAAATCCTATTTATTTTTCAATATATTCAATTGCATTTAGGATTGTAAAACGAATACGATTTGTAAGACTTGGGCGCTCCTCTGAAAGTTTTGTAAGTGGTTGTAGGTGCTCTTTTACAAAGGGTGCAAGTGCTGCGCGAGCAGATGTAGTTGAATTATTACGCTCTTGAAGTGCTTTGAAGATAATATTTGTACAAATAGCATATTCTTCAAGTACCATTGATTTTTCTGGTTGTACACTTAGGTTATTAATCTGTGCCATAATTGTATTCATTGTATTGACAAATGGCTCTGTTTCCACAATATTTAGTTTGAATAACTCAGCTAAGAATTGAGCATATCCTTGCCTATATTTCTTTTCCTTATTCTTTTGCATAAGCTCTTGCATATTGGTCTCTTCTGTTTCATCAACTTCCTGGAAAATATCCAAGAATTTTTTATATAGTTGATGCATTTCATTTAGGAGAAATGGGTAACTTGTTGTAAGCTCATTTAGGAGCTTTGCATAAAGTGGACAAAAGGTTTCTTCTGCAGCCGCTTTGCGAAATACAAGCTTCATGAAATCGGATAGGAAATCACGCTCACCAGATCCTAAAATCTCCATTAGGAATTCTTTTACTTCATCATAATTTGCAGGGCTAAATTTGTTTAATTTATTAAGGATAATTGTATTGACGATTGTAGATTCAACTGGCTCAGTTGCTGGTTTGAAACGACTAACATATTTTTGACTCGGTGCTGGGGCTGGTGCTGGTGCTTGCCCAGATGCTGGCGCCGATGCGGATGCGGATGCAGCTGAGTTTGTAAAGCGAGGAGGCGCGCGTGTAGCCGCACCACCACCACCACCACCACCACCGCGACCTGCACCCCGTGTATCCCATGCACGATTATTTGCAGATGGTACTACTCTACCTGTACTACTTGCGCCACCTCCACCAGTGCGCCAATTACGACATACATTTGACCAGCCATCACCATCTTCACCCGAGGGAATATCATGGCGAATCATTTGAATCATACCTTCCGTCTTTTCATTTAGTACAGCTCTGCGACCAGAAGCTTTGTACTGAGGGCGATAGCCCATAATGGTAAGTATCTCAGGGGGAACTACCTGAGCCATACTGTAATAGTTATTGAGCTTTTTAAGCGGCTTGTATTAACGAGTTCTATGCACTTGTGCAACTATCTCCTAAAAGCTAGCGCGTCTCAATTTTTATCCCTCAACCTATCCACGTTGTAGCATGGATATTTCCGGAGTTATACAGGATGCACGTATGAATATGATGCCTGCGTTTTTAGATATTAAAACACAAGCGGCTCAAGATATGTTACATAAAAGTCTACATAATTGGTCAGCATCATATTCTATTTGTGAAAAACGTTCAGAAACAATTAAACAATTACGAGAGCGCATAACAACAAAACAAACACCTACCCTAAATGCAGCATTCCAAACAATCGCCGATCATGAACAAACTCTGCGCTCATTTTGGTCTGAGCCAAGTGAACTTGAAAATGAAGGATATAGCCAACTATTATTTCGTGGTGAACATACAATCCCTTTAAATCATATACCACAACTTCTAAAAGTATGGTCCATATTAAAGATATTTATTTTCCCAGCAATGACCGTTTCTACACCACTTATTACATTTATTGCACCATTTATTGTTGTTAAATATGTTATGAAAATGCCTCTTACTTTTAAACAGTATTTTGCAATTGCTAAAAAAATGTATTTAGGCGGCGGCATGACATCGCTTTTAGGAAGT